ACGCAACGGTAGGCGCAGGCTGGATACCCGTGCTCGTCGAAGGTGAGGTCTGCTCAAGGATCGGGGTCTCGAGCTTCCACGAAATCTTATGAGCTTTCGTGGACTTCGTGGCTACTCGTTGAGAAACCGTCAGACGATTCTGACCGGCATAAACGGACTGAGTCCGATCTTGCCAGCCAAGAATATCGCCCGCCGACTTCACAGGGTAGTACACGCGGTTAACGGGCGTTGTCGCCGCGTCGGTCAAGGTGATGTTACCACGTTGGGCCATCACTACTCCTCTTAGAGAAAGTTGCCTACCAGAGAAATTCTGATAAGTTGCTATTCCATTATTTCCGTAGGAATAGACTTTGAAGTAATGCTATGGCTGAGGCACCATGCGCAAGACTTCTGGGGTCCTTGAATCTAGGCCATCCATATGAGGGGAAACCTGTAAGGTCGGTACGAATTTGATCGTACTCGATTCTCGTCAGACTACCCCCACCTGAATGGTTAAACCATCGAACCCCCCCATACGTCTTATCGATTCCTTTCACCGACGATTCAAAGATCCGTTCGTGCTTTGAGCTCTTGTAGCCCCCAGCATATTCGAGTCCATCGAACGCAGTCAGTGAGCGAATCGCGTCACCTATTGGCAAGAACCAATCGACGACGAAAGAGAAGGGAACCAGCTCCCAGGCCACTTCCATCGGATTTGTTAATCCGAAGGCGTGAATAGGGTTAAGCTGGCTGACCGGAATCCTATAACGGACTTCGATCTCCACCCAGATCTTATCGGTAGCGCGAGTATTGTATACGATATGGTTATTAACCGGAATCGTTTCAGTTTCCCACTTACCTTCGGACTGAGCGCGACCCTTGGCTGTACGTACTATGTTCTGATGTTCCACGAACAGCGAAGCAACCGCTTCGGCATTATCGTAGACATCTTTTAACATAGGCTTCCAGCCATAGGAGTACTCTAACCAAGTATCGGCGAGGAAGTCACTTACGTGGCTCTCGTTCCGTGTATCCTTAAATTTGAACTTCTTATCCCAAGCGAAAGATTGACGAGAAACTCCATCTCTGGAGCTCGCCTTTCTGAAGCCTCGGTAGAAATTCCTATTTTCGGTGCGTGTGGATGTAACTCCTAACGCCTTGGTAAAGTCTCCAAACCTAGCGTGCTTTAGGGCGGTTAAAGCCTTAAAGATGCGCGTCGCCGTATGTGCGACATGCATAGCCGTCTTGTCCATTTCAGCCATAGTAACAGCAAGGTTTCCCTTGCCTAAGCTGATTTGAGACATGATCTTGTTGATGGCCCTTTGGGATGGGTCATCGGCGGCTTCGCTAGCGTTCACAGCAATCCTACAACCAAAGGCCTGAGCATTCATATCGTACGTCCAAACCGACACCAAACCACCAGAGACTGATTGGCTACTAGCAGAAAAAGAACTGCTAGGATCAAACAGTTTATTCTTGTAGTGGTGATACGGATTGACCGGAAGTAATGAACGTTTTAGCTTCTTGTAGTTGGGAGTCCGCTGTGAGACCGTAGTCTCTTTATCGTGAAAGACCTCGAAATTCCCCAGAACGCCAGAACTGGTAAAACCGTCCTCGCGTTTCTCGAA